AGTTGAGTCACCAGCAAGTGTTTGGATAAGGAACCATTCCCATCCAGATTGTTTATCGATTGTGAACATCTCTTCCATGTTATATAGCCTTCCAGGTATCTGTTTCATATCCTTATCAGGTGAAACAACTACGCAGTCATCATTCGATGTTGCATAGATACCCATGGCATCATCCGCTTCCAGTTCAGGCATACGAATAACTTTATATTCATCATGGAGTTTATATATCACACGACGATAGCCGCATGGTTTCTTACGGTTGCGATGTCCTTTATAGTCAGGAGCAACACGCTTTCTAAAGTTAGTAGAGTCACTAAAGAATAGTATTACTTCAGAGTCAAAAAACTCACCACTAATACGATCAAGATCTCTCTTCACACCATTGTAGGCTTCAGAGAATTTAGAGCCGACCATAATGACATCATCGCCCCAATCAATGTCGTACTCAGCAGCAGCACAATTCTTATAGACAATATAGTCAGCATCAATTAAAAGTTTCATAATCAACCTCAAACTGACGCAAGCCTGATTCAGTCAGTACATGCTCAAACATCTGCCAAAAGACAGGTGAAGGCATAGTGACTACATCAGCTCCGTTGTAATAGGACCTAACTGCTCTATGAGGAGTTCGGATAGATGCTGCTAGTACTTGAGTTTTGAGACCCGTAGTTTTATACAAATCAGCAATACTTCTAACAACCTCAAGACCTGAATAGCCTTGGTCATCAATACGACCAACAAAAGGTGAAACATAAGTAGCACCAGCTTTGGCAGCAAGCAAGGCTTGAGCAGCATTAAAGATTAGTGTGACGTTAGTACGTACACCCTTATTAGATAGGTACTTACATAGCATTAATCCATCTTGATTCATAGGAAGTTTGACAGTACACATATCGCCAAACATACTTATCAATTTATTTGCTTGTTTTTCCATCTGTTGTAGGTTGCCTACCACTTCCATTGAGACATCTTCGACACCTAATTGCTCAAGTGATTTATAGACCTCAATAGGATCCTTACCTACCTTCCTTAGAAGGCTAGGGTTAGTGGTAACACCATCAATAAGACCTGTACCCAGGCATCTAATAATTTCACCAGTGTTAGCAGAGTCAATAAAGATTCTCATCCTTGCCCCCTACTCATCTTGCGATCACCTTTGGGTTTACTTAGACGACCTTGACCTTGTGTTGTCTTCTTTTTTGTGGACTTTGTTTCTTTTTTGTTTTTGTTGTATAGCATTAGTGGGTGGTACTCCAGTCTTTTCCTTGGACGGCTTCAGCGTCAATTCTGATCCGCATGTTGTAGTACTCTCCAGCTTCTGTAGCTGCAAGTACCAGGGATGAACATAAATCGTCGGCATGTTTAGGGTCTACTTCAAATTGCAGCTCATCATGTACAAACGCTAGTTGGCTACAGCAGAGCTTGAGTTCTTTTATGTGGTCTTGATTTATAACCATCCAACGCTTAGCGATCGTGGCAGCTCCGCTCTGCAAGCAAAAATTCAATGCTTTGTGAGGTGAATCCACCGCAATTTTTCTTCCATCGAGAGATCGAATGGAGCCTTGTTCCGCAACTTTCTTAATTGCTTCCAAGAGTTCACCGAGTCCATCAATAGCCTCCACATACGCTGATCTAATCTCTTTGCCCTTCTTTTTAGCTTTGGAGGTTGATAACTGTTGGTCATAAGAATGTCCTATTTTTTCATCACCTGCTCCATAAAGCATTGCGTAGGTGACCGTCTTTACTTGTCGTCTTGAGATTCCAATCTTGTCTGCATTGACTTGGTGGATGTCATCCTCAAGTAATAACTTTGCGTATCTTCCTCCGTCATAACGAGCAAGGTAATGAGCGAGCATACGAAGCTCAATCCCAGACAAGTCAGCGCCAACCATAGTGAGACCTTCGCTCGGAATAAAGAGTCGTCGAAATCTTTCATCACTATTTACTTGGGCTAAATTTGGATTTCTGTGTGCACAACGGTGCGTATTAGTTGCAACTGAACAGTGGTGATGTATTCGTCCATTAGTCGTACATAGCTTCAGCCAAGCGTTCGTGCCTTCCGAGATCTGACCAAGCATTTTCGTTACCGTCAAACATCTCAGAAACATCGTAGAAATCTCTGATCCAATCTCTTTCAACACCACTTCGTCGATGATAGGTTTCCCAGTAGTTGTCAGTTGAGTCGGAGTCCAGCCATAGAATGTTTGCAATATCCATGAAATATGATCGCGAGAGGTTGGATTGAATTCTTTTAATCGAGTAATGGGTGCACCCTTGACATATCCCTGTGTGCGGTTATCTCGTTTCGGAGTGAATTCTCCTCCTCTAACGTAAGGGTGTTTCCTTCGTAGTAACTCTTCAGTATCTTGAAGTTCTTGTCTGAGAGCCGATGTAAGTTTCCATGCAGCAGCTTCGTCAAATCTCCAGCCATGAATTTCTTGTTGTGTAAGTATTTCCTGAACGCGATGTTCTAACGTGACCCATTCAGGTAAGGTATAAAGTGTTTCCAAAGTTTGGTGGTAACGTGTACATCTTGTGTGCAGTAGTCTTCCATTTCTTGTGACCAGTCTTTCCAATCAGTACTGGCACCGAACGAACCTTTAAATTCACCTAATCTGTATCCGTAAGACTCAAGAGAGTGTCTGCCATATAGTTTTAATGGCATGTGTTTCCATTCGTGCTTCTTATCTACCTTGATGATGTCAGGGTGATATAACCTAGATAACAACAAAGTATCAATAACACAACCTGGATTAGTAAACCAGTTGAAAAGCTTACGGATAACAGGGATGTCAAAGCCAATGATGTTATGACCAATAATGGTATTCGCATCTTTGAGTCGTTGTATCCCACGTACGATAGGTTCTTGAGTACCCGTGTCGTTATACGTGTAAGTTTCTTTTGTGTCGAGATCATGAATAGCAAGGCAGTGGATGGTAGTAACATCTTGCAGAAATCCGTCTGTTTCTAAGTCAAATACGAGGCTCACTTCCCGGTCCATACGTAAGTCTTATCAACGAACTGTGCTCGTTTAATAGCCTCCGGTGTGGGTGGGTTAGGTGGTGTTAGACAGTAAGGATACATTTGACTCCTTTGCCAATCGTCATACAGTTCCTGAGCTTCTGTCCAATCATGTGTGATTGACTCAAAATATTTATACATCTCCTCAGTAGGTGGGTTAGGTTTCTTTAATTCAGGCACTGCAACACGAAAAGCCAGACCTTCTTCTTCAAAGTGTTTGTTCATTTCTTTATATTCAGAAATCAGTTGCGGGGTTAAATTCCTCTTCGGGTTCTGTTTCATTAAACTTACAAGTTTTTAAATCATACGTTAGTGTACAAGCTACGCCAGTTTCGCCTGAATAGCGATTTTTAAGAACTCTAACTGTCGTAGAACTTCCATCTTTGTCGGATTGTTGATCTCTCTCCAATCCAATAACGCTGTCGCTGAGTTGAGCGATAGCAGCAGATCCTCGCAATTGACCGAGGGTGACGCGTGCTCCTTCTTCATGATTTTTGTCGCCTCCTGAGCGACGTAAGTGTGATACAAGGAACAGGGCAATTCCCGTGCGTTCAACTAATGACCTTAGTTTGGTCATTGTTGTATCTATCATTCGTCGCTCATCTCCGTCGAGACCGGATAACAAGATGGACAAATGGTCGAGAAATATGACTCGGCAATCGAGACCCTGAGCAAGATACTCAATGCGAGAATAGATAACATCAGGATCATAGGAGCCGAAGCCATCAAAAAGATAAAGGTTCCAATTAACCATCGTCTGATCGAACGCTTCCGTGAGTTCTTCATGTGTTGGTTCTCCTAGATGCAGTGATTTACCTACTGCAGCAGACATCAAGCCTAGGGATGTTCGTCTTGTGCTTTCCTCAAGAGCCAGGTATCCAACTCGTTCTCCTTTTTGAAGTAAAGAAGTTGCAAGTTCCCTACAGAAGCTGGACTTTCCGATACCGCTTCCTGCAGTGATCGTAACAAGCTCTCCATACCTAATCCCGTGTGTAAGTCTTTGTATTCCGTCAAAGGGGTAATCATGATCATTAGGAGGATTTGGTGTAGTGATCTCTTTAAGAAGACTCTTGCCTTCTACAATTCCATCAGGTCTATATGGTTTCTTTGCCCAGAATGCTTTATCAATAGCAGCTCTATCATTAGCCTGTAATGCGTCTGAGAGGTCCTTGTATGCCTCTAATCGCGCGATGGAAACCTTACCAGGTGGTAAGACACTAGCTGCTGCTTTAGCCGCCTCACAGCCCGGCTGATCATTATCAAACCATAGGATAATACTTTCATAACCTTGGAGAAATTCGTAGTTCTTTTGAACTGCTTTCTTTGCTCCCGCTGCTCCCGTTGGTAACGAGACCACATCCCAGGTGGGATAAAGTTCGGCATAGCTTGCAGCATCAAGCTCGCCTTCAGTAATGATAATCTGTCGTCCGTGTCCTTTCCATAGGTGCTGCCCAAAGAACGTTCCTTCAGTATCTCCTTCATACGAGAAGATCTTATTAGTCGTTCTGACTTTCGATCCGATAACTTGTCCATCAGAATTATGGTAATGGAATCTTAGAGTGTTTCCATCTTTATATATCTTGAACCGTTCGCACGTCTTTTCGGAGATCCTGCGTTTAGTAAGATTAGATGCAACACCCTTATAGTGGGTGGTCATTATTCGATTGTGAACAACATTAGTGTTATTGCCAGGAGACCATTCATGGCAAACAAAACAAAAAGTGTGCTCATCCGTATAGACAGCTAAGCCATCAGATGAGCCACAATTAGGGCATGGTTCATGTCTGAGAAATTCAGAGGAACCAGCTTCCAGGGATGCTTCCGAATGAAGCCCATGGTATTTCATGTTTCTCGCACCATCGTGCGTACGTAGTCTTCGATTTTTTGCTGATCTTGTTATACGGTGACTGGAAGACCATCCTTAGATCAATCTCTGGATGTTGCTGTTTGACGGCTTTAATCTTACGACGATCAGACGCCTCCCAGTACCCTTTACACTCAAGATAGATGCCATTAGGCAAAAGAAAATCAGGAGTGTAAATGTGTTCAATCGTATAGGGAACCTTTTCAGTTTCATACTCATAATCAATTCCCAGATCAACCATTAGATCAGCGACTTTCTCTTCAAGTCCTGATCGGAAAGCCATTACCAGACGCCAGGAATAATCTGACCAGTCAGTGCATAAGCACCGAGTGCAGCAATGACACCAATCATTGCCATGCGTCCGTTAAGAAGTTCGGCTTTCTCGTTATGTGTTTCTGAAATGTCCATAATTGTCATTGGTGGTTCTTTAGCGTAGATGTTTGTGCGTCCTTTGTCTTCAATAACTGTTGTCATCAGGAACTATAAAGTGTGTGTATAAATCGTCGTAACACTTTCAGAAGTCAATATCATCTGACTCCTCAGTAGTAGCAGTTACGTTAGGATCATTAGCTTTATATCCTTGTGTGTTACCAAACAATGCGGCAACGTCATCGGTACTCATGTCTCCTGTGTCAACTCCTGCTTCAGAGTTGAGAGACACAACTTGCACACCCACAAGTTTAAGTGTAGTGCCATAAGTAACGCCATCCTTGAGAATGTATGGCTTCTGATAGAACGCGACCTTGACCTTTGACCCAGAATATAGAGGTGTTGCCTCGTCTGTAACTGGAGTTCCTTCAGTGTCAACAATAGGTGGCTTGTTGGTCTCATTCCAGGAGAACTTGACCTTATATTGTCCATTAGCTACCTCCTCCCATGGCTCAGGTTTACATACACTGCGCTTAGGGTTCTTCAGTTTAGATTCAGCCCACTTAAGGGTTTCAATCCGATCATCTTCGAGTGTATCGATTACATCTTGACCAACAGTAGTAGCAAGAGAATAACCAAATTTACTCGGCTTCATTACAGCTTGGAATCCTTCAAGAACTACAGGCTGTTCAGTTTTAATAATGTTGCGTGGCATTTAGCAGAAAAAATAAGTTGATTCAATCACGGATTCCGGTGAAAGGTCTCCGATGATCGGTGGTTTAGTTTCAGCACCTATTTGGTTAGCCCAATTCTCCAAGTAGGAGTTTTCAGCGAATAGGTGCATGTATACCTCACGAACGATGGATGAAAGAGTACCCATGTCAGTAGCACGACATAGAACCGAATCATGTATGAGGGAAATAGGTGCGTTGAAGCGGAGTGCAGATAGGTGTAGTAAGGATGCATCTAATGAATGGATAAGGTTTGGTGCTGTAGCGTTTTTGTGGTGACTAAGATCTACCTTGTCGCTATCATCTGTAGCAACGGTTATCTGTACTCGACCAAGCAATTGAAGTGTGATTTTTTCAACCAACTTCTTATTCAGTTTTTGAGTGACAATAAAACCTGATGGTGTTACCCATTCAAGTTCAGTAGCACCACGCTTAATAGCTTTACCAACTTCAGACTCAATCCATTTCATTGCAGCCATAGGACCAGGTACAACCTCATCCATAGCTTTTCTAACTGCTTTAACAGTTTCAGTTAGATCATCCTTTTCAACCTCTACTCCTTTTTCTTTTAGAGCATCACGGATATATCCACGATTACTATGAGGTTTAGCATTATATGGAACAGTCATGACTACACGTTTGACAGTCTTTCTGTCCATGTAATCTTTTATCGAATCAGGAACGTTTGGTTTAGCGTGCTCGGCGACGACGGCATAGGCATCGGCGGGTCTTTCTCCTGGCAAGACATTGACAAGACTTGCAGTTCTTGCGTCTCGGCAGAGTCCGGCGAGTATTTGTAGACCAGAGCAGGTGGCATCAGTTGCAACTGGCAGAGAAGTGTAATTTCGATCACAGGTAATGACACAATGGTGGTATTCATCACATGCAGCCAGGAATTGCCAAGGCTCTTCAGCTGCTTCCCAGATTGATATGTTTCCTATTGGATCTTGAGCGACCGCAGAAATCACCGCATCGTTATCTTTGACCCATTGCATACGTGAGTGCATAGGTTCTTTATCAAGACCATAAGTAGTAGCAACCTGGAAAGCTAACCATTCCTCAGCTTCTGGCGTCATGAATGCCTCTTCACTGAACTTCAGTAATGATTTACCAAAGTCAGTATCTTGAGGTGTAAGGAAAGCAGGGATAGGATAAGCACGTCCTCGATAATCGAAGGACCAAGGAATGAAGAATTCCTTCTTATCTTTGAATAACTTAGCTGCTTCCATTGTCATGCGTGTTCTACATGACTTCTTAAATGATGCAGCATTAAGATTCATTACTTCTGCTGCATCTCTCCTGTATTGCTTGCGTGAGTCATAATTCTCAGCAATATCAACAGGCTTAGGTGGTAGAGGTATTTCTACAATAGGAACAAACTTACCAACTTGATAACCTTTCTCAAATAACGTCTTAGCAACTTCGATTGTGAACGAATTAAGTCGGTAACCAACCTTCTGAATCTTGTTCAGGAATTGGTAGGGTGTTTCTCCCTGTATACGGTCCACACCACGACGAACCATGTCGTGACCGCGCATTACTTCGTTTAATAGGTAGCCTCCCTGGCGTTTATCTGACCAATCATTAGGCTCAATCAGCATGGGATAGGCAATAGGACTGAATAACTCAGCGTTAGCCATTACCTCATCCTTAATCAACATAAACTCAGGAGTTGGTTCGATAAATACTTGGCTTTTATTACCTTTACGGTTATCTACTTTCATAAACCAGCCACTTGATTCCATAATACAATCAAGCAACCAACCACCAAGTTTTACACGATTAGGTCTATTCCATGGTGACCATTGTGGTACGTCATAACGTTGTATAAGCGTTCTTACAATGGTAAACTTCTGACGTGTGCCAGTGGTGTTATGCCAATAGTTCTTTTTAATCGTCTCAAGTAACCCTGGACAATTGTTTTCATAGAACTGCATTTGAGCTTCTTGCTCAACAGCTTGACCAATAGCCTCACATACAGTGAGCAATAGATTACTTTTATCTTTGTAAGCAAATACCTTATCAAAGGTAATCTTCAAAGCTATTGCAGCTGCAGCTCCTGCATCTATTGGTTCAAGGTATTGGTGTATCTCTTTGAAAGATTTACCGATGCATCCCTTTCTAATTCTAGTGTTTGTATCCTCAATACGCTTGGTAACAAGTGGCAGAAGAGTAGAAATAGAACTGCAGCCATATATGGTAGCTGATGCATATGTTTTGGTTTCAAGATCTGTAGTGTTTTTGCGTAAACGTTCAAGTCCTTGCCTAATGGCATCTCTTTCAAATTGAACTTGCTCCTCTATCTGTGATGGTGTCGCCAATAAGAAACCTCGCTAGAACCGGTGATTACTATCATACCGGAGTGTACACGTTGGTATGACTGACGTGGCAGGTATTTATCCTGCATGTATACGTCAGTGTTCAGAATCCTCACGAGAACCTGAAACTAGCGCGTCTACCAATTCCGCCACATCCGCGTGTGGATTCCAGCAATGAGACTCAGTAAGAATCTCTGTGCTTCGGAACTGAAAGAGCCTAGCAGAGTGACCGTTAGTCACGCTCAGATAGCAGCCATCGCGTCCGTGAGTGCTGCATCTGTAGCCTTTGCATATCGTAAAGTCGTCTCGATTCGCTT